GGCTATCTGAACGAGCAGGTGTACGCTGATGGCATCGAGTTCAACGTGGACGGAACCTCTCAGGAGAACTTCGACCGCAACGTCATCGCCCTCGGCATGGGTCTCGACTACTCACTCGTTGAGCTGTCAAGCAAGGTCAACGGCAACAACAACAACAAGCCACAGGCCTTCAAGCTCATCAAGCTCATCGAGCCTGCATCTTCTAACGAGATTGGCGGCTAAACTCTCTCTCGCACAGGTTTTTTCATAGTTCCTGGTGTCAGGCGGGTGGCTCCGATGCGATAGCAATAGGCTGACCGCCCGCCTGTTTTACCAAAAACCGAAGCAGCAATGAAAACAGTTGATGAAATCATCTACGACGCACTTACGGCCAACACCGCCATCATGACGGCAACCGCTGGCCATGTGGTAACAACGTGTTTCGAGGTGCCGCCCGGCACGCTCGACAACACGCCCACGCCAAACATCATCGTCACTTTCGACGGGTTCCAGAACCAGACACTGACGAAGGACACCGTTTGGGAGGGCGACGAGGACCGCGTGCAGGTGGGAGTTGACATTGCCGCCGACAGTCCTGAAGAGGTTCGCCAGCTGGTCCGGCTGGTACGCCAGGCCATAGAGACGCACGTCGTGGCACTCTACGGCAGCGGCGAGCAGACACCCATGCTGGAGGCCCTCAGCAGCGACGGTATTCAGTGGGATTGGATAAAACCGTGCTACTACCAACGACTCACCTATCAATGTCTAACACCCGCAGACAATGAAGAAGACTAAGACAGAAGCCCCGCAGGAGCAGCAGGCCACAAGTCAGCCCGACTATGTGGCCGACCTGCTGAAGAACGGCACCACCACGCTGACCGCACCGACGCGCGAAGAACTGGGCGAAATGCTCGACCAGATTCCAGCAGATGTGCGAGTAGGGGCGGGAGCCGTTGGGCAGAATTCTGAGACCGGGGCGTTCGCGCTACTTATTCACCTCATTAAAGATTAACGAATATGGCAACACTTAAAGGACAAAATCTTAGAATCGGTATTGAAGGCACAGGCGGCGAGTTCTACGTCGTGGCCATGTCGACGGGATGCGTGGTTACACTGACCAACAACACCGAAGACGGGACGCATAAGGACGTGCTCGGACTGGCCAGCCAGCCCACCGTCGTCAGCAAGTCGTGGACGTTGCAGGCCGACTCGCTAAACGTTGTCGATGCTGGCGCGCTGCTGACCGCCATCAAGAGTATGCAGCCGCTTGCGGTCATGTTCGACGAGACATCGACCACCGACAACAAGTACGCAATGCACGCCGCATTCGCCCGCAAGGGGTCCGCGTACTTTAACGACCTGACCTTTAACTTCAACGACCGTGAGAACTCGACGAAGGCCATTCAGATGACCGGCACGGGCGCACTGACGAATGTTGAAACAGGCGACATCTACGAGAAACTTCCTCAGGATGCCTACACCAAAGGTCAGTTCGTCCGCCTGTACCTCAGCAGCGACAACAGCGCAGCACCAGACGCCGTCATTGGAGCCGCTCGCCAGCTGTCACTCCACGTCAGCGTTACATTGGAGAACGCCACGACGAAAGACACCGAGGGTGACTGGCAGGTCATGGAGCCGACGGCTCTCAGCTACGACATCTCGACCACCGCACTCGTGCGCGGCAATGACACTATTACGTCGCAGGTGGGTGCCAAGGACCTGGCCGACCTCGAGGCCATCTATCAGAACGGCACGCCCGTGAAGTGGAAGATTGCAAACACCAGCGGCGCAAACAACCGCACGGCTTCGAGCACCATCGTAAGCGGCTCTGTCATCATCCAGACGCTCACGATAAACGGCCCCAACCGACAGGATGCCACCTACACCGCACAGCTTGCTGGTTACGGACTCTATGAAGTCGCAGCCTAACTCTCTACCCGCCGCGTCGCCCCATCGCTGCCATAACTTGATTACGATAGGCGGCGCGGCTCTCACTTTTAACTTTTAACGTCTAAATCAGGAACTATGCAAAAAAAGGAAATAACCCTGAACGGAAAGCCCGTGGCCGTCAACTTCACGCTGACAACCCTGCTGACCTACGAAGATCTGACCGACAGAAACTTCTTCGGTCAACAGTTCGACAAGCTGAAGGAGCGCATCGCACTCATCTACGCCGCCATCTACACCGCCGACCGCAACACCACCGTCACCGTCGATGACATACTTAACACCGACAACTGGCAGGAAATTGCCGACGCTTTCACCACCGTTATGCAGATGGCTGGCGACTTCTTCAAGCTGCCGAAGGTCATCGAAGAAGCCGAGAAGCGCGAGGCCGTAGAGCTGCACGACGGCGAGGAGGACACCCCAAAAAACTGACAAGTGCCCACGAGTACTTCACCATACTCGTGGGCGAGGTCGGCATTCAGCCGTCAGCGTTCTCGCGGCTCGAGTGGTGGCAACTTCGCAGCATCATTCGCGGCTATAACCGCCGCCGACGCGACGGGTGGAGCCAAGCCCGCTGGCACGCCTTCAACGTCATGCAATGCTTCGCCGACCTGCGCAAAGCAGGCATCAATCGCCCCACCGACCTCATAAAATTCCCCTGGGAGCGCGTGGCCGACATCACCGTCAGCGAGGAGGACATCAAGCAGCTTCAGGCAGAAATGGCGGCGATGAACGCCCAAGCGTCCGACCAAAGGTAAACCCCTGAACAGAAAAGACGCGGTTAGTGTATTAGCTAATCGCGTTTTTTTATGGCACTTGAAATAAATACCGAAATATTGGAGAACCAGCAAGCCGCTCTTCAGGCTTGCATGACCGTCAGCTCCGACATGAATAAGCGGCTGCGCGAGTTCATCTTCCAGGAGCTGAAGCGAGTGCGCAATGATATTGCAGCAGGCATCAAATTCGAGAACGGCGACCCACGCGGCACTCGCGGGGCCGTGAAGCGTTACATCGCCAAGAAATACCTCGGTGGTGTGGTCAGTATCATGGACGGCAAGGCCAGCAGCAGCCCGAACAGCTACGAAGCACCGCGCAAGCTGCGCCCCGGTCAGCGTGGCGGCAACCGAATGCTACGCAGCAAGCGCACCGACGAGATGCTGCACTATGGGCCAGACCAGCGCGGCTTCATTCTCAGATTCCTGAATAGCGGAACACACCCCCGCTACGCAAACGGAAGAAACGGCAAATGGAGCAAGAACGGCAGCAACCGCACATTCTTCAAGCTACAGGAACAGGGCGACTACTATCGCGGCAACATCGCCCCGCGCAACTTCATGGGAAGGCTCGGCGAGCAAGCCATGCAGCATGCACTCACCAACCTCTCGAAAATGATAGACGAGGAATTTGACAAACTTTTCAAAGAATAACGAACTATGGCATCAGGCACATCCGTATTAAAACTAACTGTTGACGACAGCGAATATAATGCCAGTCTAAAACAAGCGCAGCAAGGCTTGCAACATCTGGGGCAGGCATTGCAAAATGCTGGCAAGTCGTTTACACAGGTTGATAAATCTGTTGTAAACTACGTGCGCGGCATCGGCCAGATGGAAACGCAAAGCAGAACGGCTCGCGGCAGAATAAGCGAGATGAGTAATGCGTTTATTGAGCTTTCGACAAGGTATAATAAGATGTCGGATGAGGTAAAGAAAAGCGATTTCGGAAAAGCCTTGTCTGAGTCAATGGAACAGCTGCGTCAGCGTACTATTGAAGCCAAAGAGGAATTGGAAAGCCTGAATAGTTCGCTGAATAATATCAAAACTAATGACAGCGGCAGCAACGGGATCTTCAGCGGTCTCGGCGGCAAAATGTCTGGTGCGCTTCAGGTGTTTGCAGGCAATATGCTTACCAAGGCAGCGGGAGCAGTGGCCAGTCTCGGTTCTGAAATGGTCGGACTGGTACAGCAGGGCGTGGAGCTTGCAAAGCAGGGTGAGGGCATCCGCAATGCTTTCGAGCGTCTGGGACGTGGCGACATACTCAACGGACTGCGAGAAGCGACACATGGCACCGTGACTGACCTTGAACTGATGAAGGCCGCTGTAAAGTTTAACGATTTCCAGCTGCCAGTGGAGGAACTCGGCACCATGCTTGCGTTTGCCCAGCAGAAGGCCAAGGACACCGGCCAAAGCGTTGACTATATGGTGGACTCTATCGTCACGGGACTCGGGCGCAAGTCGCTGATGATTCTCGACAACCTCGGGCTATCGGCCAACGAGGTCAAGGAGAAGATGAAGGAAACGGGCGACATGACCAAGGCCGTCGGCGAAATTATCCGTGAGCAGATGGCCAAGGCGGGCGACTACGTGGAGACAGCAGCCGACCGTGCGGCACAGGCCAACGTCAGCCTACAGAACAAGATGGAAGAGCTGGGGCGCAAGTTTGCACCGCTCGAAGAAGCCAGCAGCAGCCTGTGGACTTCGATGAAGATAGGCATCCTTGACATCGTTGGCGGTCCGCTAACGGACCTGCTGAACAAGCTCACGCAGGCAGGCCGCATGGCTAACGCCTAC